GAAGCATTAACAACAAAATCTTCTTCATTAAAAGGCATTATTGAGCGCCAGCCATTATCAGTAACACAAATGATCCACATGTCATTTCCGCTCATATTGTAGAGTAATATTTCATCTTTTTTATTCTTACGATCAACAACATCATCATAAGTTTCTAATCTTCCTCCAAGAAAATGGATTCCAGATTTATTAACAACTTTGGGTTGAACTTTCAGAAAGCCACCTTCACCATCTGGGACATCTTTAGATGTTAGAATTGTTTCAAAAACAAATCCATATGGTTTAGCATTATAGCGTTCTGTAACTGATTCTGCTAATTCAACGGCATCCCTAACATTCCAGTCATCAATTGGAAATGTAGAAGATTCAGAAACAAATGAACCTGGACTATAAAATGTAACTTGATGTTTGCGCATTTTGCTTTCCTTATACCGCATTTGGGTCTTCTTCTGGATATGGATCATCCCAATCAGCTTCTGATTCTGGCATACTTAAATCTTGTTTAGAATTTTCCATTTCTTCTTGATTAATTGCTTCAACAAATTCATCTCTTAACTGTTGAGATTCATTGTTTCTTTGAATATAAAATAATCCAACAACTTGGCCACCTAATACGCCAAGAGTTTCATATTTCATTTTAACTTTACCATGAACGAAAGTATTAAAAGCGGATGCCATTTGAACAATTTCATCTTCATTTTGAAAAGTTAAAACAGTTGGTAAATTAACCATAATTTCTTTTGGTTTAAATTTCATGCTAAATCTCCAATATTTGATAAGTTGTGGCGGCATTACTAACCACCATACCATTTCTAATTGAAAGTCCGTGACTTTCATGAATGTGACCATGTAAATAGAAATCTGGCTGCATAGTTTTATCTAACTTATAATCCAAAGCATTTGCTATAATAGTACTACCCAATATTTCATTAGCATAAGATAAATCTAAAGATTTATAAATTGGGGCATGACAAGCTAATACATCAACATATGTTGAATTTAAAACACTAACCATTTTATCTACTTCTACTTGCATTTCAGGAATTTCTCTTTCATAATTCCATCTATTTCCTCCAATAGCAGGAACATATGGGAAACCATAAAAATTAACCCCTTCATGTGTAACAATTTTATCAGTTAAATTAATTGCTTTAACTCCTTTAGATATTAACAATTGTTCCATCATATCTGGACTTAAAAAATCATGATTGCCCAAAACAAAAAGAAATGTATGGCCTTGCAGCTGTTGTTTTAAATCAGCAATTTTACTTTCTAGCCATTGAAATTGATATTGAGCTTCTGCAATTTTATTACCAATCATAACATTATGACTATTGGGACAAAAATCTCCGGTATGAATAACTGCATCATATTTTCCATGGAGTCTTGGAAATCCGCCATGAGTATCAGAAACATGACATAATCTCAATTTAAAACTCCTAACTATTGAATCAGATATTCTTTTAATCTTCATTTTACTCTAATCCGGTTCTAACAGAAACTCCATTCAAAACTGGTGGAATAATTTTTCTAACAGTATTATCCAATACTTTTACACCAACAATAACAGAATAACCATCATCATCAGTAGTAACGGCGCTAGAACTATACCAATAATATTGGGAAAGTTTCATTTTAAGAGAAAGACGCACCTGATTTGCTTCAAAAAAAGTAGCCATTATTATCTCCTTATATTATTGAATAATTTCACATTACTGATAGGTTAACATGTCTTTTAAAAAAGTTTATGAAATAGCTGAAAAATATGCTGCAAAAACAATTATTGCAGATAATGAAGAGAAATTTCAATCACAAAAAGAAAAATTAGCAGAATTTTTTCATCTAACAGATAGAAAATTATCTGCTATACTAAATGAAATGCAAGGAGATCTTTTAACTCTTAAATACAAAGGTTTTCCTAAAAATGAATGGAAAGAGTTATTTAAAATACATCAAGAAGTAGTTAATTTAAGAAACACATTAGATTCATTTAAAATTTATGAAAGTGCTCAAAAAATAATTGATACAATATCAGAAAGATCTTTTAGGGCAAGATTAAATACTTTAGAAGTAATTATTCAACATTTTCTTAAAAGCAAAGAAGTTCATCCAAAAAATTATACTGGAGATCAATTACAGCAATCTAAAGTAAATAGTCTTAAAAATTTAGTATTATTTACTAACGAATTAAAAGAATATATGCAATCAAATCCAATAGTGGACCCTCAAAACACATCTACTATTGCTCCGCCTCGCATGAAGAATTAATAGCCATTTTTAATGAAGAATATAATTCTTCAGGATTAACGCAAGACAATCCAGCTTGTTGTCCCTCATTTAATTCAATTACAATCCATTCTCCAGTAATAGCTTGGCCAACATCAATTGTATAGAAATTTGATTGATTACCAACTGCCTCAATAACTTCTTGAAGAAATTCTCTTGGTACTTCATTATGTGAGGGAGTTCCACCGATATCGTCAATATAGTTTTGCCAATAATAACCACCACACAATAAATGTCCATAGGCTACAAAAAATCTAAATTCTTTTGTAACGGGCATGCCATTAATCCCGTCCATATACTTAATTAACGGAATATATTGCCTTATATAAATTTTTTGTTGTCCAAGCAAGCTGTCATCTGCTAAACGATTAGCAATTTCAATAGCTTCTTTTTTATTATTTGCAAACATATCTCGCTTCCAGTTTGCTTTACGAGAGTTTGTTTCGCCCTTTAAAACAAATGGACCATTATCTGGAAGGTCTTGTAAAGAGCGCCATGTACGCGGGGTTAATTTACCAAGATCTAAAACATAATTTCCAAGATCAGCAACATATAAATGTTGATTGTAATTATTTATTAATTTAGCTCCAACATAATCAAAATCTTTGGCTTGCTCAGAATAATATGGCAGTAAAGAATATCTTCCAACAAGAAAGTCTCCTTTACTTATTTCTGGGCGCCTATTAGTACAATAGAAGAATTTACTGGCTGCTGCCAACTCTTCCTTCTCAAAATCTGTGCCACGATATAAGATTACATGTCGATTCATTATACTCTTCCAGGCAAAGCTCCATCAGCTGGAGGTTTTGGATCTCTTTCTTTTTCTGGTAAATCATTTTTATTTAAAGGTCTTTCATTGTCGTCATATCTGGAGTCTAATAAAGTTGATTCGATTTTATATCTCCAAACTTTAAAGCCTTCTTTTTCAAGACGATCTACCAGAGCAAGCATTCTTTTTTTGATATCAGCATAAGAAATCCCTCGCCCAGTACAAAAGGAATCGTTTTTTGAACGTTCTTCTGTATCTTCTTTACGCTTCTGCATAAGTAAAGTCGCTACTCTAAACTTATAATCATGACAAATAATTTTAAATTGCTCTAATTTAGAGGCAAAAACTGGCTCAACAGTTACATGGGCCTCGTAATAATGACGAGAACTTCTGCGACGTTCAACTTTATTTGTTGCATCCTGCAATAATCTTTCTAAATTCCAATTTTGGTTACGAGCAAGACTCACTAAAGCAAATAACAAATCACCAGCTTGCTCATAAACATTAGTTTTGGTACTGCCAGGTAACATGGATTCTGCTTGAGAATTTATTACCTCAACATTTCTTTCTAATGTTACCTCACCAAAATATTTTTCATCTAATTCAGATGCTCTCTGAATAGATTCGTTAGATAGTCCCTTCATCTGTTTTTTCATCAGTAATGTTTATTGAAATTACGGCACCAATTTTCATTTGATTAGCAATTATAGTTTTTAACTTCAAAATTCCTTCAAATGAAATTTCTTGAGCAGAAATATTAGCAGTATCTACTTTACCAGAAGACGTTAAACTAATAACGGTATTTCCACCTTCTTTTTTTAAAGAAGTAATTATTCCACTTAATTTAGATTTCATTATTACTTTAATGGGAAAAGAGATGGCTGACTAGTAAATAACTGAGCCCAACGATCTTTAGCTTGAACCTGGGTTAATGTAGGTGACACCTGTACTTGTGGATTAACATTTACAGTACCATTGCTAGATACGGTTGCAGAAGTAACAGTTGGTTGAGCCTTTACGGTTCCTTGTGCTCTTTTTTGAGCATCATATTTATTATCTAAATCCCAAGAATCACTTAAAGGATGGTACAACAAAGCTTCAGCAGTGGAACCATCATTTAAAACAACATTAATTGGGGTTCTTGCCCAATTAGCCGGCTCAAGATCAGTTGTAAACATTTCACGAACCAAGTCTCTTACCTCCCTATGACGAGCAAAAGGTAAAGTCATCTTAACCTTATTGCTAACATCTAATGCAGTGAATAACTCATTGCTCTGCATGAATCCAGTAACTACCGAACGAACTTCATCTTGTAATGTAGCCATAATTAAATCTCCTGAGTGGGCCGTATTTTATACCCACAATGTATATTTTGTTAAATTAAAAGCAAGTCAAAATCAAAATTAAAAATTAAGCGAATCATTATTTTTCAATAAATCTCTTTCTTCCATAGTTAATTGCAATTTAATTCCTTGCGCCTGACCTTTTTTAGTAAAAGTAAATGTTCCAGAAACCTGATTATTATTAAATTTCTTTAATTTGATAATATCTTTAAAAGCATCTAAAAACATACAATATGTTTTGTTTGTTGCTTTTGATTTAAATAAAACTCTAGGTGACTTATATTCATAAAAATCTTGAAATGTCAATAAATCGTTAAATGGCTCTCCTGGCTCTGAAAAACAATTAGAAGTATTCCATTCGGTTGCTCTTTCAAGCATCTTACCTTTATTATCGAACCAAATTTGTAAAATCTTTTTACTCATAAATTATCCTTAAAATGAAGACTGTCCCATTGATGATATATACATTGTATGCTTATATATCTCATCACCAACCTGCTAAATAACAAACAATATGTCGGGCAAACTATCCAACCTCTCGAAAAAAGATGGCAACGACATTGTTGGAAATCAACTTCCAAAAATAGTATGCCTATTTGTAAGGCTATTGCTAAATACGGTAAAGAAAACTTCAAGATAGAGGTATTGGTGCTTTGTAACTCATACGATGAACTAAACGAAAAAGAACTCTTCTATGCTAATGAGTTGAACACTTGGTCGCCTAATGGCTATAATTTGAAGGCTGGCGATGGGAAAGGCTCTATGTCTCCAGAAACCAAAGCAAAAATTGCTGCCGCCAATACTGGCATGAAACGCACGCCAGAAGCTCGTCAAAATATGTCAAACGCACATAAAGGAAAAACTCTGTCAGAAAAACAACGAAAAAAAAATATCAGATGCTAACAAAGGAGAGAACAATCATTTCTATGGTAAAACTCATACCCAAGAAGAGCTTGACAAAATGTCAAAAACTTATACTATCATCTCTCCAGAAGGAGATGTAATGAAAATCACAAACATGGCAGAACATTGTCGCAAATATGGATTAAACAAAAAGAATATGAGTTCTGTTATCAATGGTAAAAGAAAACATCACAAAGGATGGAAATTATTCTCCTCGTAATTCTTCCCTTATCTTCATAAGTATTTTTCCTAATTCATTTCTACCTGTTCCATCTGCTCCACAACCCCACCAAAAATCAACGGGGCTATCTTCCATCAGCTCTTCTATGCCAGTATCCATCAACTGCTTGCGCAAATTTGGGTGCTGCAAGAATTTAGCCATGCAACATTCATACATAACTTTAACTTTAACTTGATCCCAATCAGGACGTATATGAACTTTTTGACCAAGATTGCGAGCCTCTCTTGGAGTTTTACAAGCCCAAATAGCATCAGACTCTCTGGGATCTGTACATTTTGCTGCTTGATATGGTGCTTCAACATTATTCCACCAACGACCAAAAATAAACATTCTAGATTTTTTAAAATTATTTAAAAATCCAAATTCATCATTTGTTTTATAAAATTTAATTGTCATCTTCTTTTTCCAACATAATTGTTTCATCAGAAAATACAATAGAAACTCTCTCTTGGCCAAGAAGTTTCATTAAACCTTTTCCAATATTCATTGCGTTTTCTTTAATTTCTTCTATTGGTTTTATAAATCTAGGGTAATTAATTAATCCAATAATTATTCCTGGCTCTCTACCATCAACATAAATGAATTCTGTTTTTGTTAATGTTAATCCAAGCTTTACTTTATTACAATAATCTTGCAACCACTTATGGGCGTCATTAAAATCCGAAACAAATCCAGAGTAACCATATTGCAAGCCGACGTAAATGTTAGCCGTAAATGTATCAATCTTTTTCATTCATCACCTTCACGTTGATAAATTATTACTTCAGCACCTTGATTTGTTTCAATATAATTAGAAAAATTGGTAATCGTTGTTAAATAATGGTTCCAATCTCCACCAGCCGCACCACAACCAATTCGCCAAGGAAATGCAACACTTTCTAAATTTGAAACTTTCGCAAGTTTTAATAAACATTGATGAAAATATTTTTCTCTAATAAAAGTTCCATCTTTAGTAGATGTCGGATATTTTGGAGTGCCTGGAAAATATTGTCCCAACATATTAACTACGTATCGCTGGTCTTGACCGTTCCCACGAATTTCAATGGTTCCGGGTTTATTTGGTTCAGTTCTGCCCGCATAAATATCAGCATAAGGATACCTAGCGAATACGTCTTTAGAAAGATGGGCTGCTTTTTTCGTTACACAATTACATTGATGACAAAGATATTTTTCTTTAGAATCAAAAATATCTCCAGTAACTATTTTAATCATGACATAACCAATATAGAAACTTTTTCTAATTTCTGATTAATTGCAGAAAGCATTCTGTGATACCCATCAATTACTTTGAATTTTTTACCAATTTTAACGCAAACTGCTCTTGGTAAAATAAAATTATTATATTGATCAACAAATTTTCTATTAATTTTTCTAGAATAATTATTGTTCAACAATTCTACATCAAAGGTTTTAACTTCTTTAAGCTCAAGTTTTTTCATATTTACTAAATCAGATAAAAGAAATCCATATTCTGATTTTAAACAGTGTTTTATTTTACTATAATCTTTTTTATTTAGTATTTCAGTGAAATCTTTTACTAAAGAATCGATTATTTTTTGATTTGGAACACATCCATTAGTTTCTTGGCCATAATAACCGCCACTAACACTAACTTCCCATGAAGCCGTATCTTTCAAATCAGAGTTCCTAATCAATCTATCAACGCAATATTGTGAAATGACATTAGTATCTTTTGATTTTGTAAATAAATTAGATATAAGTGCATCAATATCTACTGATTTAACGTTGGCATTTGTAACTATACCGCATCTACAATAGTCATTATCACAACAATCACTTCCATTTTGGCAAGGATATTCATAATCAGATTCATATTCTACACCACTGAAATAATATGCAAATGGATTAGAACAATAATAATCTTTATTTTTAGCAGAAAATCCATCAATTAAAGTTTCAATTAAACCGTCTTTATCTTTATCTTTATTTTTCATTTTCTTCAACTTCAATTATTGAAACGTTTTCTATACCTTCATATCCAGCAATATCAAATTTATTTTGTAAAGCTTCTTCATATGAATGATATGATGGCGAATAAAAAACTTCTTCATAATTTTTAATAGTGTATTCTACTTTATATTTCATTTTTCCACCAATTTGGAATATCTCTTCCAGTCCATTTAGCTATATATGCTTTATCCTTACGATAATAATTACGATAAGACTCAACAGCATCACTTATTTTATGTTCATCTGGCATACATAAAGCAAATGGTGTTAAACCAATTTTAGGAAAAGACAATCTTGAATTACCATATTTAAATGCTTTTATAAAAGCTTCACATTTATGAGTTTTATTATATCTATAAGTATATTCATTGCATAAAGCAAGCCCCAAACTTATTAACCAATCAAAATTTTCTTGAGATTTTCCTGCCCACAAAGAACATGGGTGATTTTTATGCGTTTGTTTATATACTGGCTGATAATCAGAATGATTCACAATAGCTGCATTGTTTAATAGTTGTGTTGTTTCCAATATCATTTTGACACAATATTTATCAACATGATATTGTGCACACTTAACTACATCAGTGTCTAAAACAAATATATTCATATTTTAGGAACCTTAATTGGAGAATATAAATAACCTTCACTATTTCTTATCCATTCTCCATGAGAAGCAGCGTTATGTGGATGATTTAGCCATACAACATCTGCCCGCACATCATAATGAACGCCAGGACTAACTAAAGCAACTCCAACATATCCATTTTTATCTTTAATCCAAGCTCTTGATTTATGTTCTTTAATACATTCACCACCCACCCATTTAGTGGGTTGTTTAATATGTGCCCATTCAGCATTTTTAGAAAATTTCTCATTATAAACCATATTTAATGGCATACTTCCACCATCGCCAAAAACATATAATTCATGTGAAGTTATCTGTAATATTAATGGTTTCCTATCTTTTTCTCCAAAAAATTTAGAAAATCCAGCATTAAACCAATAAATACCTGGAGTAGTTGGCACATTAGGATACCAAATTGTTTTATTCATATTATCTTTTATATTCTCCACATTTACTGCAGAACCACCATTCATTATGGCCGCCTAAATAACGCCACTCATGATTACAATCATTACTACAACATTTCATTATTTAACCTGCGTTTCAAATTCAATGATATAACGAAGTGCATGCTGTTGCTCTGGTCCAGTCGGATTATAAGTAATCAATTCATCATTAAGAACTCCTCCACCAGCCCTAGCAAATACAGAGTGAGCAGGAGCAATACTCTTCTTGGTATAGAAATGAGAACCATTGGCATACTTATAATTACCATAAGCAACATCACCAAGGAACAAATAAGCAGTCTTATTTGTTCCAGCAGCCCAATAAGACCCTCTAACATCACAATAATTGATTGATTTAGTACTATTGGTCGCCCAGTAGATGCCATCACCATACATTGAGCCAGCGTGAGCGACTCCAGAAGGTCTAATTAAAAGACCCTTGGTGGTAATACCAATCATATTTGCGCGTCTCGTACCGTGCCAACCAGGGGCAACATTGGCCTTTTTATAAATCTCTTGCAAAGCCTTTGGTACATCAGGTCGAGAAGCAACTAATTTAGCATAAGTTTCAGATGGAGCAAAGGTTCCGCACTCTTTCGCAATGCGTTGTGTAGTTTCAATGAAATTAGAGTCTTCATTATTGCGCTTAAGTCTGAATATCTTATGAACTTTTAACTTTCCAAGACCAGAGTGATTGTATGCCCTGGTATCATGAACCATTTTATCAATCCATTTCCATGTAGGATCACTAGATTCAATGAATTCAAGCTCTGCTTTTAAGGTTGCATATTGCGAATCAACAGCAGATTTCTTACTAATAACAGCTTGAACATTTTTCGCATCTGCAAAAACGTCAAGAATATCAAATGCTTTATCAATTTTAGGATTGTCATCAAAGCGAAGTAAGTCTGCATTGATGCGATGTCCAAGAACGTGAGGAATATTAGAGTAATAAGCGCTAGTAAGTTTATTTAATTCACTGGTGTCAGGCTTTTTAGAAGATACGATAGTTCTTGCTTCTTCAAGAATTTGCTTTGCTTTCTCAATTTGATCTAAAGATAGCTGACCAAGAGGACATTTTTTAGTATCAAGATTTAATTCGATGAATTCTTGCGTAACTCCGAACCAAGTTCTAACTAAATCTTGAACTTCTGGATGAAGTTTGCTAACAGCAGCGGGCTCTTCTGTAACTTTGACGCCAGCTTTCTTAAGCGATTCAACAGTAACAGTGGTATCCACTTTAGATTTACCTACATCAGAACCAATATCAACCTTGGCCATCTTAACTTCAACATAACCTTTTTTAGTTTTAGCTTTAACAATTTTTTCGGCTTCAGATTCTGCTTCAGATTGATTGTCACAAGACCTATACTCTTTCGCCGGACTTGGAGCGCCAACCCTTCCGTATTGAGTAAATAAGAAAAACTTATCTTTATCAGATTTAACAACTTCTAAATTGTAATACTTATTGTTGTTATTAACAATATCAGTAAAATTTAAAGTCCATCTCTTAATAGACTCAACAACTTTAATAGAATTAATAATAGATTGATCTTTAATAACTTGAAGCGTCATCTTTCCTCTTAATAAATTAATTTTTAATTTTCAACGACACGAAAATATATCATAACACTAGAAGTGCCATCACTATAAATACAAAGCATGGTATGATTATGCGATGGATAGCAACACATTTCTTTTTTGCAAGAAATGTTAGCTTCTTTAGGAATAATAAATGGATTTTCATGTAGCGTACAGCCACATATTAATAATGAAAATAAAAGGCACACAAATCTCATGCCTTTATGCTTTAAAAGTATTAGCTATTATTTACTTTATGCGCTAACAACATGTCAAATATAAGGCTTATTACGCCGCCCGCAAGCCCCCACAAAATTATAAATTGCCACTTCCAAACTTCATTCGATAGTAGATAAACAATCCACCCACAATGAAAACCTAAACAAAAGTAACAATCCAATAACTTATAAAAGAAAACCCCAAAAAACTTATTAGATATTAATAAGTTACGAAGCCATGCCATAATTCCCCAAGGACCATCACTTTCTTTAAAGAAAAAAGCTAATCCAAATATAGCGCATAAAATAATTATACTATTGATCATCTTCTATGACCGCCGTGGTAACTTCCATGACCACCATGATATGTATGTCCATAATAGTAATGATATGATGGATGATATCCATGATAGTATGTTCCATGATACCAATACCCATGAGGGCCAATCCAGCAGCCTAAGTGTGCATCCCAATATATTATGTCACCATTTGAGGTGGTATAATAAGTTCCACACACTGCTTTGCAGCCATAAGCATCACAATAATTAATACAACCAGGAACATATACCGGAGGGTCCGCATAAACAACGCAGCTAGACAAGCAAATTGATGATAATAAAGCTAAAATTAATTTTTTCATAACAGCCTCTTAAATATATATCTTTATTATATCAAGATTTTAAATAAAAATGTGCTCTTCATTTCTAACATAACCATAATATTTTGCTTTATTTACTTTGCATTCAATATTACGAGCAACATGAATCCAACAATCAGTGTGAGTGTGCCCAGCTAACACTGTAACATTTCTTTTCTTTCTTTCCTTCATAACTCGTTCAATCATTTGGCCCAATTTTAAATTAACATTATATGGTAAATAATATTTTTCTAAAAAAGTACCTTCATCGCGAGTAGCCTCTTTCCATGGCGGAAAATGAGTTAAAACATAAATTGTTTTATAATCTTGAGAAAGTGCTTTTTCTAATTTATCTTCTAAAAGAGATGCACTTTCACTGGCAAGCTCACGAAATTTCTCAACACGCTCACTCATATTTGAAAGCTTTTTAAAATCTTTAGTAAGAAACCAATCAAGTGTAGCTTTCAAATATTTTGGATTGCCAAGCTGAGCATCATACCAACCTTCAGCGCCAATAAGACATACTTCATGATTCAAATCAATAACATCAGATTCTGTAACCCAAATCAAATTTGTATATTCTTTACACATTTTACGAATATTTTTGTGCTGTTTTTCTATGCTAGTAAAATGATAATCATGATTTCCTAAAACAAAATAAATTGGACATTTAATAAATTTTGCCATTAATTTTAAATGCCAACATAAAAATGGACCAGTAGATATATCTCCCGTTAAAAATACTCCTTTAGGATTTTCTTTAACAATATGTCTAATAAAACTTACCAAAGTCCATGGCGCAACTTTATCTAAATGAGTATCAGTATACCAAAGATATTTATCCTTCATACACTTAATGCTTTCTATTCGATAGTTTTAATTATTTTCCCATTGTTTTTTTGATTCTACAACACAATTTACAGGAACCCAAAACTCTTTTATTATTGTATGATAATCTGTTGCAACATCAGCTTTAACCTTAATTAATTCAACAGTCCCATATTTATCGCTATCAATGGTTACCGGATCTGATATTACATCCACTACAGTTCCATTTTTAATGGAAACATCCCATTCAACACCAACCTTATTTAAATCTGTTGAGAACTTAAATAGCTGATCTTTCTTTGCGTCTGGATGAGAAAATATCCATTTTGTAGTTATTGGAAATTTATAATATAACATTACTTAGTCAAATCTCGTTTTTCAAAGAAACTCCACATAAATTCTTTAGCTTCAAGATAATCTTCCATACCTGCTGCTTTTAATTTTGCATACTCTTTTTCGAAAGCATCTTCCATAGCTCCCCAACAAATGAAGCAATAAGTATTGCCACTGCATCTACATACATGATTTTTGTATAGAAAAACAGATAATGGCTTTACTTTTGAAATGAAAAGGCGATATAATTTTGACTGTGGCATTATCATTTGACTAACTCCAAAAAATCATCTTCAGAAATCAAAGTAGTTCCTAGCTTACGAGCAGCCTGAGCTTTAGATGTAGTACTATTAGGATCAGCAATAACTAAATAAGTTAAACCTTTACCAACAGAGCTTTTAACATCAGCTCCAGCTTCAGCTGCCATCTTTTCAAGCACAGGTCGTTTATTCTGCATCGCCCCTGTAAAGCAAATAGATTTTCCAGTTAAAGTCCCAACAACCTTATCTTTAATCTTAACACCATTTTCTAGCAATGTAAGAATCAAATTTTGATTGTGTTTGAGTCCATCAGCTAAAAATTTAGCTTTAGTGGGGCCAACTCCAGGCACTTCAGCAAATTCAGTAGCTCCAAGCTGACCAAACTTCTCTAAAGTATCACACCCCTCATTCATAATGGCTTTAATTGTACTCTGTCCAATCATGGGAATAGACAATGCGCCAAGAAATACCTCTAAAGATATTTCATTATTGGCCCATAAAATATCATGACATTTAATTGCAGTCTTATCCCCCAAACGATCCAAACTTGCAATATCTTTGGGCTCCAACTTATAAAGATCTGCAACCGTCTTAACCTTTTTGCCATCAACTAATTTTTCAATTAGAGTGTCACCCCATTCAAGAAGATTTAATTCTTTAACCCAATTCTTGATACGGCCAATAATTTGTGCTCGACAATGTTTAGTATTGCCACACATAAGATTTTCACCATCAAGTTTAGTTAAACCACCGCACTCAGGGCAAAAATTTGGATGCTTTGCAATCTTGCCGGTGCCCTTAACAAGTTCTTCAATACGAGGGATAACATCATTAGCCCTTGCAACCAAAACCTTAGCACCAATATCAAGTCCAAGCTCTTGAATATAACCTATGTTATAAACAGACGCTCTAGTAACGGTAGCTCCAACTAATTGAACTGGATCAACTACTGCAACTGGAGTAATGCGCCCACTATTGCCAACTTGCCAAATGATGTCTCTAATAGTAGATTCACGAGTCTCATTATCAAATTTAAATGCAACAGCACCTAATGGACGCAAATCTTTATCCCCCAAAGACATTTGCTTTGCCATATCATTGATACGAATCACTAATCCATCGATATCATAATCCAAACTATCACGATCTTTATCCTGATAGTCTCTCCAATGCTTATTAACTTCATCAATTGATTTGAAAGTCCAATAATCTGGAATACCAATTTTGCGATCTTTTAGCCATTTAAATTGTTCAACTTCAGTTTTAAAATCAACATCACCTAAAACTTGATAAAAAGTAATATTAAGTTTATCAACACCAATACCATCAAGTCTCTTGGATACGCCAGAAGCGGCATTACGTGGATTAGCTTTATCAGAGAAGTCCTTTTTCCAAACAGATTTGAGCATAATGATTTCACCACGCAAAGAGCCATTGAAGTCTTCCTTCAAATTAGGATTAACACCTTGCATTTTGATAACATTAACTGTAATGTCTTCGCCAGTTTCACCATCACCACGAGTAATGGCTTGAACTAATTTGCCGGCTTCATAAACTAACTCAATAGAAAGTCCATCTAACTTTTGAGTAACAAACCATGAGCTACTGTCTTTATCTTTAGCCCAACTGGTTAATTCAATTGGAAGATTAACTTTATTTAAAGATCCCATAGGAATCTGGTGCTTTGCCTTCTTCCATTCAGATTGTGTTTGAGGCGCTCCAACAATCTTTAAAACCCAATGATTGTCATCTAAAGAGCGTAATTCTGCCTCTTTAGCATCATATGCCTTATCAGTTAAGGTTAATGGTGTCATACCATCAGGTAACTTAATATTGTAGTAGGTATATTTTGCACGAAGAAGTTCATCTGCAAGCTCTTTGATGCGGTCTTTAGACATATTTTATAACCTTATATGATTGGGTAAGTGCGCCATAGTTAAACATGGAGAGCGGCG